GCCCGCTGCTGAAGATGGCAGCGGAAGGCCAGGCTGACGTCCAGAACGTCGGCATCGAAGCGATCATGACCGTAGTAGGCGCCCTGGCGGAGAGTGGCGTCGAGCGGTCCCTGTATGAGCTTCTGTCTGGCCCCTTTGAGATGGATCCTTCCGAGGTGGCGCAGCTGGACATCCTCGACCTGTGCGAGAAGATCCAGTGGCTGTGGAAGGACGGGAACCTGCAGCCTTTTTTCGCGCAGCTGCTGCGCTTGACTACTACGAAGTAATCGACGCAGTCGGTGACCGCTACGATCTCGTGCTGCAGATGGATCTGGAAGAGGCGATCGGCTTCATCCAGTACCGAATACGAAAACGAGTTGATGATCTCATCTTTATCCGGTGGATCGCTGGTCCGCAGTATGAGATGAGCCTCGAAGAGTTCAAAGAGAAGCTGCGCCCGAAGAAGACGCGCAGCGACGAAGAGATCCTCGACGAGGTCTATGCTGCATTCGAGAAAGCAGGGATCAAATGAACATATTCACACTGACCGGCACCATCCTCGTGGACAGTGCCAAGGCAGAACAATCTATAAGCAAGACCGGCGAACAGGCTGAAGGCCTCGGCACCAAACTGGCAGGCGGCATTAAGACTGCAGCCAAGTGGGCCGCAGGCGTGACTGCTGCAGCGGTAGCGGTCGGTGGCGCGATGGTCGCAGCTGCGAAGGACGCATCGGCGACTCTGGATGTCATCGACAAGGGCGCCCAGCGCATGAAGATCTCCACGGACTCCTACCAGGAACTCGCGCACGCTGCGGATCTGTCCGGCGTGTCCATGAGCACCCTGGAAAAGGCCGCGAAGAAGCTGGAGGGCACCGACATCAACTTCGATGAGGCCATCGAGCAGATTTACGCCCTGGAAGACGCGAACGCCAGGTCTGCAAAGGCTGCGGAGCTCTTCGGTGAGTCCGTGGCCTACCAGATGACCCCGATGCTGAACGCCTCCGCAGAGGACATGGCAGCCATGCGCCAGGAAGCGCACGATCTCGGCCTGGTAATGGGCGAAGAGGCCGTGGCGAACGGTGCAGCCATGAACGACATGTTCGCCAAGGTGGAAGGCTCCCTCGGGGCGTTAAAGACCTCTCTGATGAGCGAATTTATGCCCTACATCATGGAGATCCTGCAGTGGGTCCTGGACAACATCCCGATGATCCAGGAGACCGTCGGTACCGTCATGGATGCCGTCTGGCCGATCGTGAAGGTCGTGCTGGACCTTATCATGCAGGCGCTTCCGCCTCTGCTGAATGCCATCAAGGGCTTCATCGACTGGATCCTTCCGTACCTGACGCCGGTCATCGATGCCGTCAGCGGCGTGATCGAGGGCGTCATCGCTCTGATCAACGGCGACGTGGAAGGCTTCGTGGAGAGCGTGACCAACTTCCTGAGCACGCTCATCGACTCTCTGCTGGGTATCGGCGAGGACATATTTAACAGCCTCTGGCAGGGCTTCAAGAACGTCTGGGAGAACATCAAGTCCTGGGTGTCCGATAAGGTGTCCTGGATGAGCGACAAGCTTGCGTTCTGGCGCTCCGGCGCAGATGAGATGCGCACCGAGCACAGAAGCAGCCATGCTGCAGGTCTTCCGGTCGTACCGTATGACGGCTACGTGGCAGAGCTGCATCGTGGTGAGACTGTTATGAACGCCGGCTCCGTCAACCAGCTGATCGATGCCATCAACGGCCTCGGCCAGAAGCAGACGGGATCCTCGCAGCCTATAAGCATCCAGCTGAACCTGGACACCATCACCCTGGCGCAGCTGCTCGTAGATCCGCTACGGAAGGCGCAGCAGTTCAATGGCAGCAGTTATATCTCGATGGGAGGTAGCGCAGTATGACCTTAACCTATGGCGGCTATGACATCGCCGCGATGACGGGCAAATACGGCGTAAGTGTGGTGCCCAGAACGGTCGAGGGGCCGAACCCGATCGACTCCATCGCTGGCACGCACGAGCCTGATCCACTCGCATTTAAGCGGGACGTGGTGGTGCAGTGCTGGCCGTTGTCTCCGGCGCAGATGAATATCGTCTGGACGCTGGAAGCCAATGCCGTGGACGTGCCTTATCAGGATCTCCAGTACATCAACGGAGACGTGAGCATCACCGGCAAGTACAGGATCTCTGTTGGTCAGGGAGACACGGTGCTCAACACTACGGCTCGCAAATTGTACGGAGGCGTCACGTTGACGTTTACGCAGAGATGAGCAACATGAACAGGATCACATACAACGGGCGGACGATCACAGACGAAGAGCTGGCGATCGGAAGCCTGGGGAACAACTTGATGCTGTACCAGGCTATGATCTCCGAGGAACTGAAGCCGGACACCTTCACGTTTAACCTGATCTACGACAAGAACAAGTGGCTCTTCCTGATCGACGCTGACGGTAAGTACCTGCAGGATGCGAACGGCAAATACCTAATAGTCAAAGCAGACGACTTCGATCCGGAGAACTTCGCGTTCGGAGACACGCTGGACTATTACATCAATGACGGCGCCACGATGGTGGGCCGTTTTTATGTGCGCACGGTCACGCGGATCCAGAAGAAGATCTACCGGTTTGAGTGCACTTCCGGCATCGGAATGACGACCTACTACGGTCACAACGGCGGTGTGTACGAGAGCGAAAGCCTGGGCAACATCATCAGCGAGATTATGGGACATATCCCGTACACCATCGACAACGACCTGGCGAACGTGACCTGCACCGGCTGGCTCCCGAAGGTGACTGCAGCCAGAGACAACCTGAAGGCGCTCTTGTTTATGAGTGGCGGCTCGGTAAAAAAGAACCAAGATGGCACCATAAACTTCGGATATATCGGTTCAGGCGCCGCGAAGACGGTGATGGACGTGAACCTGAACACCGGCGGCAGTATCGCGCTGCTGGAACCTGCGACGCGGGTGGAGGTGACTTCCCACGAGTTCCACGCGCTGCCTGGTGATGAAGTCGTGACGCTGTTTGACAACACGGCAGGCGTGGCTGTACAGAGCCTTGTCGTAGACTTCCAGGATCCATGCCATGACCTGGTTGCGACTGGTCTGACCGTCGAAGAGACTGGCTCAAATTACGCAATCGTGACCGGAGTCGGAACGCTGACAGGGCAGAAATACACGCACACGACTTCGGTATATGCCATCGATACAGGGCGCAAGTCCGAGCCGAACGTTATCCAGGTCGCCGACAACTTCATGGTGAACCCTGGCAACGTTGCGAACGTAGCGAAGCGCATCTCTGGGTATTACGGCATTGCGAAGGAAGTCAGCTACCTGATGCGTGTGACAAATGAACGCCCAGGCGACAAGGTGACATTTAAAGACCCGTTCGGTGACCAGCAGACCGGCTTCATCAAGGATATGAACGTGACTCTGTCGAAGCGTCTGAACGCCCAGGCGACTATTGCCCTGGACTGGACTCCAGGCCCGTTCGGTGACTCGTACTCGGCGTTCCGCATCTTCAGGCAGTCGGACATCGTGAACGGACGCCTGACGCTTCCATCCGAGATGGTAGGAGCGCAGGCGCTGATTGTGCTGCTCAGCGGAGCGGGCGGTGGGCAGGCGGGGTATGACGGCGAAAAGGGCGAGGCGCCAGGAGGGCTCCAGAATTACTATGACAGGACCCCTGGCCCTGGCGGTGCAGGAGGGAACCCTGGACAACCAGGTGAACGCGGCAATATTTACTCCGTTTACGAGGACGAGCTCCCGGCTTATTACGACAATGCGGCGATCGGAGTAGGAGGAGTAGGCGGCGCATCTAATGGCGCGGCAGGTTCCCCTGGCGGAGCCACTACGCTTGGCGCGTTCAGCACCGACAACGGAACACAGCTCATAGATAACTACACGAATTTTATAGACGGTTCTGCATATGCGGTATCAAACGCCGCAGGTGAAGCAGGCTCTGCCGGTGGCATCGGATCTGGAACAGCTGCGACATCTATGGATACATCAACAAACGGCGGCGACCATCTCTGCGAAGATGGAGTAGTTTATGCTGGCGGAGCTTATGCGAACGGCGTTTCATATTCATATCGCTATGGAAACAACGCAAGGAGACACAGATCAACTGGCGGCGCTGGAGGTGGCGGCGCTGCTCATGGCGCTGCTGGTGCAAACGGATGGACGTCATACGACCGTGAAAGTGAGGACGAACGTTTTGGCTCCTATGGTGGCGACGGTGCAAACGCAATCGCTCCGGCAAAAGCAGCCGAAACTATTCCAGGCCGAGGCGGCCATGGAGGTGGAGGCGGCGGAGGCGCGGCACAGTGCTATGCGAAGACGGACAGTTCCAGTTCGTTTTCCTACGGCTTCAACTATGGCGGCGCAGGTGGTCTCGGCTCTGCAGGCGGGCAAGGCGGCGATGGCCTCATCATCATCTACTACAACCCTGCAGCATAGGAGGTATATATGGCTTTAATTGACATGATGGAAACCTTCCGGATGACAAACCCTGGGGCGCACATAGACGCGACGGATGTTTACAATTCAAACGACAACCTACTGGACAACGCCTACTTCGTAGGCGGCGGTAGTCAACTGGGCGATGGAGTATTCCCGATAAATCAAAGGGGACAGACACAGTATACGGGCGGCAACGGTTTAGACCGTTGGACGGTGGATGGGAATGTGACCGTAACGCTACAAAGCGGAAACATAAGAGTACAGGCAACGGCGGCTTATGTCGGTCTGTATCAAGCGATACCAATGTCACGGCTGAAAAATGGCGAAACCTATACATTCAGCATTATCCTTGATGGGAATATGGTCACGCAGACCTTTGTGCTTAATGCTGACGGAAATTGGAACAACATCTACTACGGTGATGATTGGTATGTTCCGTATGTATGTGCAAACGGTATTTGTCAATTCAAGGTAGTCAACTCAACGGGTTCATTTGACCATACCATTGAAGCGGTCAAGTTAGAAAAAAGCACAGTTTCCACCCTGTTAAATGATGTCCCGCCAGACTTCGGGGAAGAACTGCGGAAGTGCCAGCGGTATCTGTTTGTGCCCACTTTCCCCGTATATGCGTGGACTGGTACAAGCGCATACGCAACAGGAACGGCGAATTTTAACTGGGCAATAAATACGCCAGTTTCAATGAGACAAGTAATCCCCACCATCAGCGTAACAGGTGCAATCTATGTTAACAACACGGCGGTTAGCGACTTGTCAATCGGTAACTATCCTGTCGGCACGACCGTAATTGTTAGCGGAAGGTCAGCAAACATGACAAGTGGGCAAATTTACGGTGTGACGACATCAGCGGATAGCCCGACGGTAATAATATCTTGTGAACCCTAACCCCACGGGCGGCGAGGTTTGGTCTGCTCCCAATGCCTACGGGCGGGAATGACTTTGTAACCGCCCTTTAATTACGCAGGAAACAACCGCCCACAATTAAAATTTTTCGCCCGATTTTTTAACAGGGCAGAAAGGATTTACCAATGTTCTACGTTTTAGAAGTCACACAGACCAAACAGGCAGACGGCACCGTTAAGACCGAAAAAGGCGTCTACAACTACGAAACGGAAGCAAAAGCCATTGCCAACTTTCACAAAAAAATGGGCACATGGAGCGACAAGGACGAATGCGTTTCGCAGTTATGCCTTGTTATTGGTGACAACGGCGCGGTCTCCCGCTCCGAAAAGTACACGAAACCCGCAGAACAGGCGGAACCCGAAGCATAGCACCGAGGGGAGTGTTGGGACATGGAGCAGATAACACTTGGACAGGCGGCCGGTGCTCTGGCCCTTGTGGTCGCCATAATCGCAGGAATTAACTCATTGAAGAAATCTATCAAGGGCTGGCTTGATACCGCCTTAAAAGACCAGTTTTCGGCCTTGGAGCAGACGCAAAAGGACATCCTCAAGCGGCTGGACTCCGTGGACATCGAGAACTGCAAAAACTACCTTGTGACCTTCCTGGCCGAAGCACAGCGCGGCGAGATGAAAGACGAAACCGAGATGCAGCGCTTCTGGGAGGAGTACGAACACTACCAGAAGCTCGGCGGGAACTCATATATCCGCAACAAGGTGGAAGAACTGAAAGCGAGGAAACTGCTATGAAAGTATTTACAAAGGAATGGTTTCGCGCCGCTGGCATCCGGGCCATCAAGACCGTGGCGCAGACCGCCGTATCCATGCTGACCGTCGGTCAGATGTTCACCGAGGTCGACTGGCTCGGCATCATCTCCATCAGCGTGACCGCTGGCATCATCTCCATCCTTACCAGCCTCGCTGGTCTGCCGGAGGTCGATGGCAATGGCAAACTTTAGCCCGCAGCTGGTCATACCTGCCGCCGGGGATCCCTACTACAACACGATCAAGACGGGTGGCTATAATCCCTGCATCCTGGGCAACCCGCAGCGCAGGGAGAAAAACCTGAACGTGCTGCCGAACTGCGTCGGGTATGCGACCGGCCGCTTTAATGCCATCGGCAACTATGGCAGCTGCAAGTACCTGGGCAACACCAACGCGGCCAACTTCGTCGACCTGGCGCGCCGTCAGGGCCTGCTTATAAGCCAGAAGCCCACCCCGGGCGGCTGCATGGTCTGGCGAGGCGGCAACACCGGCGAGGGCCACGTGGCGATCGTAGAGCTCATGATGGGCAGCCGGATCATCACCAGCGAGTCCGAGTACTACGGGAAAGCCTTCACCATCTACCAGCGCTTCGGATCCAACTGGTCCGATGGCTGCTACTGGATGGGCAGCAGCTACAAGTTCCTGGGCTGTATCGTCAACCCAGCCACGCAAGAAGAGGAGGACAAGAAAGTGACCTACGAGGAGTTCTGCGCGTTCATGGAGCGCTGGCTGGCAGATCTGGCGAAGAAGCCGGCCGACGCCTGGGCACAGTCTGCCATCGACTACTGCCAGAAGACCGGCATGATGGTCGGAGATCCTGACGGCAACTTCCGCCCACAAGCGTACATGCGCCGGGAGGAAATGGCTGCCACATTAAAGGGTCTGATGACCGGCAAGGAAGATTAACAGCTACGGCCCCTTCGGGGGCCATTTTTTAGTGTCATGTCCGTGTCATGTTTTCTGCGAAAAAGGCGGCATTTTGATGGAAAAGACGGAAAACTACGAGAAAACACGGAACATTACAAAATCCCCGGAACCGTTGAAAACACAACGAAAAAGCCCGCAACCGTTGAAGTTGCAGGCTCTGCGTTTTGGTGGACCTTAGGGGATTCGAACCCCTGACCTTTGTTGATTTTTCAATGGGTTTGACCCGATGAGTCATGTCGCAGTGTCATGTTTTTCAAACTTTCGAAGTATGCGTCCACCTGGTCGTCCACTTCTACCCTGGCTTCGGTGAAGGTATGCTGGTACACCGACTTCATCACGTTGGGAGTCTTCCAGCCGCCGCGCTCCATCGCGTACTTCTCCGGGATGTTCAGCATCAGCATCACGGAGGCGTTCAGGTGGCGCAGGTCGTGGAAGGTCATGTCAATGCCGTTGGACTTGCACAGCCGGGTGAAGCGCCCGTAGATCTGCCGGTGGTTCATGGGCACGATGTACTCGCTGCTATGGTCTGCCGCCTCGATCAGCTGCCGGATGTACAAGGGCAACCTGTGCCGGCGGTTCCTGGTCTCGGTCTTCGCGATGGACTTTTCCACAGGTTTCCCATTTACGTCCACAATGACCCGGTGGATCGTAATGACCCCGTCCTTGACGTCGGAGAACTTCAGGCCTCGGATCTCCGACATGGAGAACGACAGCCAGAGCGCCAGCATGCACGGCAGCTCGATCTCGGTGCCCTCGACCATGTCCATGATGATCTTCGGCTCCGGGTAGTCCTTCCACTTACGAGCGCGTCTGGGCAGCCTAATCTCGAATTTAAGGCGAGAAATGTGCCAAAGGGAAGAACTTATCAACCCCCACTCGTTCGACAGCGTCTTGGGCGAAATACGGCCTCTACGGCCCATCCGGAAGGCCTCCCTGTTGACCTCTTTCTGCAGTACCGTCTCGGTCAGTTCCGAAACTTGCATTTTCATCAGATCCTGGAAGCCAGTCCGCCGGATCTTCTGGTAGCCGGCGACCGTGGTGGGCGATAACACCCTGCAGAGGTCGATGTACTTGTCGACCGCCTCGCCGACCGTCAGATCCGTGCCGGCACGCTCTGGATCCTCGTGCCTGTACTGCGCAGCCTGGAACTCGCAGTCGGCCTTCGTAGCTGCGGTGATCCGCTTGTAGCGATCCTTCCCGTCCTCCCCTTTGCCAACGTACACGCGGGTAGTCCATTTCCCGCTCTTTGTTTTCTTTGGTTTTGCCATATTGTGCCTCCTTATGGTACAATAGGGCTGTATGAGACAACCTCCTCATACACATCCCTTTGGGCGCTTCGTGTTTCGCAGCCGTTGCGCCCATTTTTTATTGATGTTTCATGAAGTTTATTGACGTTTCTTCAAGATTACATAAGATTACTCAATACAGAACTCGATGGTGATCACTCCGCTCGCAGCGTCGAAGTCTACGTCCTGCATATCCTCTTCGTGTGCTTCTACATACTTAGCCAATGCCGCAGGCAGGTAGCCGATCGTGACATCGTCTGCCAGTACAGCCCAGCGATCTCCGTCCTGTTCGAGATCTACGGCGTCCACATCCTCTACAGGCTTGTAGCCCGTCAGCTTCCCTTCCTTGGTGACCCACTTCGGCTCCTTCGGTGCTGCAGCCTTTTTCGCCGGTGCCGGCTTGGATCCGAAGAGCTTGTCCACCTTCTTCTGGCTCTTCTTCACGTCCTTAAATAATTTCCCGAGCCCTCCTGACTTCTTTGCCATCTTTCGCAGCCTCCCTTCGTGCTTCTGCTTCCAGTACCGTGACGTACTCCATAGAGTAGAAGTGCCCGAGACGGATGTGCTCGACTTCGTGCCGGAGCGCATCAGCTTGGACATCTGTGGAGTACCTCGCATTCAGGTAGATGTTGTAATCGCCATTCTCGTCCTTGACGGTCGCGCCTCGGAACGACAGCGGCATGTTTATCACTCTTACTATGACGCAGTCCATTACCAGTCCCCCTTTTGCGTCATTATATCTGCGGAGTTGTCCCTTTATTCGCCCTTAAAAGCCTCGATCATCTTCGTGAACCGGATCACGTCCTCCGGATCCAGATCGTATGCAGCATCGAACAGGATCCTCATATCAGGACGGTCGCTGAAGGCCTTTTCCAGAGCCTGCTGCCGTGCATTCTGGTCTTCGGTGTCTCCCATTAAAAGCCACGCTGGCGTTGTACGGAGCGCTGCTGCGAGCGGAACCAGCGTTTCCGTCCCCATGTTCTTGATCTCGTCACTCTCATAGCGGTAGATCGTCGCCCTGTTGACGCCAACACGCTCGGCGACCTGATCCGCAGTCAGGCCGAGTTCCTTCCTCCGCATTTTTATCCGTTCACCAACCGTCATTTGTTCGCACCTCCCTTTCGGTAAACCCATTATAATTCAACGGTCGCAGAACGGCAACAAAAAAGTTGCAAAAATGCGAAATAAACCATTGACACCACATCATGTTGGTGGTAGTCTTGTCTTGAGGTCGCATATATGCGATTTCAGAAAGGAGGAAATAATGCTCAACAAGGAGTTGCTGAAGGAGAAGATCAAGAACTCCCGGATCAGTATGGACGAAGTCGCAAAAGCGGCTGAAATGGACCGAAGCACGCTCTACAGACGCCTTGCAGCGGATGAGTGCGAGTTCACCATTGCCGAAGCCCAGGCTATAGCAAAGTGCCTCGGGCTCAATAAGCGTGATGTGATGGCCATTTTTTTTAGCAATTAAGTCGCGTAGACGCGACAGAGGAGGATTCTATGGAACTTATAGGTATCGACGAAGTCATGGAGCTCCTCCAGGTAAGCCGAAAAGAGGCGACCAGGATCGCGAACCTGCCAGGCTGTCCGTGCCTGCCGCGAGTCAAGTGGGGCCGGTTCAGGATCCCAAAGGAAGCCTTTATCGAATGGATACGAGGAGGTTGTAAAGAATGAAGAAGTACAGATGGAATGCACGCAAATGCTTGGGTAACCTGGGCGTGCTGTTGACGCTTCTGGGCGTCAACGTGCTGGTGTTCTGGATGCTGTGGACGTGGGTCATCCAGGGAGGTGCGGCATGAAGAGCGAGATCTACGCGCTGTACAAGCGCCCTGGGAAGAGCCTGACGGAAGTCCGCATCCCGAACGAGCTGGAGTGGATGCAGGGAGCCGTCGAGGGCTACGTCGAAGCGGTTCCCCTTCGTCCGGATCTGGCGATGCTCGTGAACGAGGAAGGCAAGCTGAAGGGTATGACGCCGAACTTCCGGATCGACCTGGGCGTCTACTGGGACGAGATCGCCGGGCCGGTGCTGTTCGTAGGCGTGGACGGCGAAGGCTTCACGGATTGCCCGCTGAATAAGGTCGACCTGGCCGGCTGGCTGCTGGATAAACAGACGGAGGTGCTGTAGATGGGCAAGAATACAGACGCAACGATGGCCGATGTCGGCCCGTACAAGCTGAAGTTCAAGCCGAGGGAATGCGAGATCTGCGGCGGGAAGTACATCCCGACAGGACCGACGCAGCGTTTCTGCCCTGCCTGCGCAGCCGGACGGAAGCACAACCCGGCATACACAGCAGCCAGGACGCCTGGCGAGGTGAAGACCTACAAGATCGAGAAGCCGGAGACGGTGGTCATCCCGATCCCGCCGGCGCCGGAGGAAATTACCCGTCAGGTAATCGAAACACCCGAGCGGGACACCTGGTACGAGTGCCGGATCCGGCGCGGGGACACCATCATGATGGACGCGAAGATCTCGCCGGAGATGTGGGCGATGATCCTGGACGCGATCAAGTAAGGAGGCAGACATGGAACGGAACACCCTTTTAGAAGCCATCAGCGCTGCGAAGCTGATGGACAGGATCCGCAGGCGCTGCGAGAAGATGGACGGCGTCATGGCGGTCGACTTTCAGCTAGATGACCGCCTGTGGGATCGCGTGCCGGTCGTAGTGCTCAGGCCGGAGGCCTTCTACGAGATGCTCGGCGACAGCGAGTACGAGTACATCCACACCAGCACGGGCCCGATCGTCATGACAGGCCGCTACGAGGGCTTCACCATCAAGGCGGTGATCAACTGATGAAGAGAGCACACAGGCCAAACGAGATCCGGTTCATCCGGGTGAAACAGTACACGACAATGTGGCACGCATTCTACATGCTGCCGAATGTATCACGGGACGGACACCACCCCGAAAAGGTGTCGAATGTATACGAGATGGAGCCACACGTCCCCTGCTTATGGCGACGCGAGGCGGAAGTTAGGAAGATCAGAAAGGAGATCTAAGAAATGGCGATACCTGTGATCGTATATGGAAAGAGCGGCTCCGGCAAGAGTCGCTCCCTGAAAAACTTCGGCGAGGACGAAATCTACCTGGTCAACATCCTCGGGAAGATGATGCCCTTTAAGGGCAAATTTAAGTATACCACTACCGGCGACAACCTGCAAACCATCATGGCAGGGCTCGCCAAGATGACGACCAACGCAGCCGTGATCGACGACTTCGGCTACATCATGACGAACATGTTCATGCGTGGCCACGGCTCCGGCGACCAGTTCAAGCTGTACAACCAGATCGGCGATACCGTCTGGAACTTCATCAACTTCGTGAAGAACCTGGACAACAACAAGATCGTCTACCTGGTCATGCACGACGACACCGGCGACGACGGCTTCTCGAAGCTGCGCACGATCGGCAAGCTGCTCGACCAGAAGGTCTGCATCGAAGGTATGGTCACGGTGGTGCTGCACTGCGTCATTAAGGGCGATAAACACCTGTTCCTGACCAACAGCGACGGGAACGATCTGGCGAAGAGCCCGGAGGGAATGTTCCCGGCGATCGAGATGGAGAACGACCTGAAGGCAGCGGATGCACTTATAAGGGAATACTGGGGGCTGGCACCGCTCTCCGGAGCGAAGAAGCCGGCAAAGGAGGAGAAGTAGATGGCCAACTTATTTGAAATCAACAAGTCGATCCAGGACGCCTGGAACGCATGCGTCGACCCGGAGACGGGCGAGATCAATGAGGATCTGTACGCGAAGATGGAAGAGCTGCAGATGGAACGCGACGAAAAAATCGAGGGCATTGCCTGCTGGGCGAAGAACCTCGTCAGCGACGCTGCGCAGTATAAGGCCGAGGCAGCCGTAATGAAGGAACGCGCCGAAGCTGCCGAAAGACAGGCAGCACGCCTGAAGGATTACCTGGCACGGGCTCTTAACGGGGACAAGTTCGAGACGCCGCGCTGCGCTATTAACTGGCGGAAGTCCACGGCGGTGCAGATCGCGCCGGACGCAGAGCTGCCGGACGAGTACCTGCGCACCAAGACTACGGTGGAGCCGGACAAGACGGCGATCAAGGCCGCTCTGGCTGCTGGTAAGGCCATCGACGGCTGCCACCTGGAAACACGGAACAACATGACGCTGAAATAGGAGGAGAACTATGAAACCATTAGGAAAAGCTTACGCAGACGCAACCGCCAACACGGGCGACTTCCAGAGACTGCCGGCAGGCGGCTATATCGCCAAAATCCAGGCCGTTAAGGACGTGGACGATAAATCTTACCTGCTGATCACCTTTGACATCGCAGAGGGCGAGAAAAAGGGCTTCTTCGCGAACACAGACGCAGACCACGAGTACACGCACCAGTTTATTCGCTCCTACAAGGAGACCGCTCTGGGAATGTTCAAGGGCTTCCTGAAGGCCGTGGACAACTCCAACGGCACCAACTTCGAACCGCAGGCCGAGAAGGGCTTCGCAGAACAGCAGCTCGTCGGCAAGGTCGTCGGGATCCTCGTCGGGTACGAGGAGTACGTGTCCAACCGTGGCGACATCCGTGAGCGGATGCGGGTCAACACCAGATCAGCGGAGACCATCCGCAGCGGCAACTTCACCGTGCCCGAGCTGAAGAAGCTGGAACGTGGCAACGGTGGCGCCGGTACAGTCCCTGTCAGCCCGGTGGCAGGCTTCGAAGGCATTACGGATGCAGACATCCCCTTCTAAGCCATGCACATCGTGGAGGATACAAGACAGCAGGCAGGCCGACACGAGATAAAGCACGCAGCGTGGGCGGCGCACGGGGATAAACTCACCCGCTGCGCCCTGCCCTGCGGCGATTATGCACTACCGCCGAAGGTGTCCGTGGACACCAAGGCCAATATGCAGGAGATCGCCCAGAACATCGGAGGGAGCGCCTCGGAACACAAGAGATTCAGGCGCGAACTGCAGAAGGCACAAGACATGGGGACGCACCTGTATGTACTTGTGGAGAACGAAGAAGGCATCCGGAACCTTGGGGACGTCGCATCCTGGGTAAACCCTCGGCTGATAGACAGCCCGAAGGCCATTACCGGCGAACGGCTCTGTAAGGCGATGGCGACCATGCAGGAGCGCTACGGCGTCACCTTCCTGTTCTGCTCTCCGGAGCGTGCTGCCGGTCTGATCTACTACCTGCTGGAGAGGGGGATCTGATGGGATACTTCAAAATCGAGCGCGACTTCCTCGAAAGCGAGTTATGGCTGTCAGAACCGTTTACTCCGGGGCAAGCCTGGGTGGACTTGATAGGGCTGGCAAACTACGCCGACAAGGATCGTTATTATAACGGCAAGTTCCAAACGGTGAAGCGCGGGCAAGTTGTCACGAGCTACCGAACACTCGCGGACCGTTGGAAATGGAGCCGCGGACGGGTTTCGCACTTCATACACGCACTGGAAGCCGCCAAAATGGTGGACATAGACAAGGCCACAAAGTGGACTACCTTAACCATTGTAAATTACGGCCTCTACCAGGATGCGAGTGACAACAAGCGAGCCAACAAAAAGACAAACGAAGGACAAACAAAGGACAACAAAAAGACAAACGAAGGACTACAAGAAGAAGGTAAAGAAATAAAGAAATCAAGAAGAGAGAGAGCGTTTGACGACGCTGTGGTCTCTCCCTCTCTGGAGGAGGTCATCTCCTACCAGAGGGAGACGGGCATCGAAGTGGATCCGGAGGCCTTCTGGAACTACTACGAGGGTAACGGCTGGATGCGTGGCAGCAGTCCGGTGAGGAACTGGAAGGCGGTCATGCGTGGCTGGGTAGGCAAGCCTGTTTATAAGCAGGAGCCGAAGACGACGGAGTCAGACGCCATAAAGAGGTGGCTTGAGAATGGATAGACAAGACGCAGTAGAGATGCTGGACTTCCTTAGCAGCTTATGGCCGAGGCAGTACAGCCCGAATATGACGGAGCAGCGGAAGCTGAACCTGCTGGATACATTCCTGGAACTGTTCGATGTGTATGAGCTGCACGAGGTAAAGACAGCCTGCAAGCAGCTGCTGAAGGTGCACGACGAGGCGCCGACGGTGAGCATGATCCTGAACAGGTGCCAGCTCGGAAGACAGGCGGAACGCATCACCCAGGAGAGCCGGGCGAACCGGACAAGCCTGAGCGGTCTTCCGGAGGATCATCCCTGGCGTGGCTGCTATACGCACCACGAGGCGTTTGTGGCCTGCATGGAAGACATGAAGAAGGGCTTAGTAGAGGTAGGCTTCGGATGCTTCCCCGAGTACGTGAAGCGGTACCCGGCGATAAAGTGGCATCCGTGGGCAAACCCAGCACTGAACAGGGACCGATGGCCGTACATAACAGCAGACAACTTCGGAGGATGGACAACCGACGAGAACGGCTTCTGCGTACCGTACACAAAATAGCCAGTAATGGGCACCGGGCGGCAAGTCAAAATGGAATACACCGAAAACACTGGCCCCAAATAAACGCCGCCCTGGTGCGGGGCCGAAGGAGGGATAGAGATGACAAAACCGATAACAGATAGATGCCGTGACTGCAAGTGGTGGTGCGGCAAGTTGAGCAGCATCGGCCGGGAATGTATGAACCCGGAGCTGCAGTGGAAGTGGAAGAGCAGCGTATATACGAGAGGCGTTACCTGGCAAGTATCCGCACGGTATAAGGCAGGATGCCAGAAGGCGTGCAAGGTGCACTTCGAGCCGAAGGAGGCGCGGAAAGATGGATAAAGTAAACTTGACAGTACCGATAGAGATAGACACTAAACTGATAATTGATTGGCTTAATGAAAATGATGTGGTAGCGGTTGTTCGGTGTAACAAGTGTGCCTACTGGGATAGAGATACAATACGGTATCAATGCAACGATTTCCGTTCTTGGAACGAAGCAGAGTGCAAAATTCTTGCAGAGCGAGACGGTTACAACGAGATAAACCGATACACAGAAGCGGATGATTATTGCAGTTACGGAGAGCGGAAAGATGGATGACAGAGCAGAAGCGATTGACATCTTAACAAGGATGTCCACAAATCATTTCTACGGTCACAGAGAACAGGAAGCATTAAAACTTGGTGCAGAAGCATTATCCGCAGAACGGAGTGGGCGCTGGGAGCGCAGAGGCTATCACCTGCACTGCTCCTGCTGCGACTGGAGCGCAGATCTGGCAACACCACATTGCCCAGGGTGCGGTGCATACTTAGGAGGCGATGTCTGATGACCGCAAAGCAGTACCTGCAGCGTGCGTACAACCTGCGCCGGCGCATAGCAGCCAAGGAGATGCACCTGGAAGAACTGCGCACCCAGGCGGAACACATAACGGCCGACCTGACCGGGATGCCGCGAGGATCCGGCGCATCGTCTCCGGTGGAACGGATCGCCGTGCAGATCGCGGATCTGTCCTGGGAGATCGAGCTGGACTGGCTGGATCTGATCGCCTACCAGGCAGAGATCCGGAAGGCCATCGAGTCCATCGAGGACGTGGCAGTCGTTCAGGTACTGTCCGACAGATACATCTCATACTTGCCTTTTCGAAAGATAGCCGAGCACCTGAACTATTCAGAGCGGGCGATCTACAAGATCCACCGCAGAGGGCTACGCATCATCGAACAGTTCATTGAAGTACAGTAGACCTATATGATACGCTTACACTGCCCAGATAAGGAAACGGGGTTACTCATTCCACACAATTCTCCTTTCGAATGTTTTCCCGAAGAGGCAGGTCATGAGGTGATGGCCTGCTTTTTCGTTGCACCGATATGGCCAGAGACTTTGCCAAGTCATTCTACAATTCCAAAGAGTGGGCCAAGGTCCGGGCCTACGTCCTTATGAGGGACCACTATAAGTGCACCCGGTGTGGTCAGAGCGGAGCACTCGAAGTTCATCACATCGTGCATCTGACTCCGGACAACATCAACGACGCAGCGGTCACTCTGAACGACGGCAACCTGACAACATTGTGCAGAGAATGTCATTTCAAGGAGCACGCCATCGACAAGCTGAACGGCGCGAAGAACTTCAACGCATCAAAAGCCTCAGGCGATTGCGACGCGGGCTTCGGCTTCGACGAGAACGGCTACCTCGTGCCGCTGGCAAAAACAAAATAGCCCCCCTATTTTTTATCTGCCCCACCCCCCGGGAAGACCGTCGGGGTAGGCCATTTCTTTTGCCGGCCGGAGGTTGGCTGGGCCAAGGGGGTGCGGAAAGATAGACCGAAATGAGCAAAGATAGCAAGATTAAATCGGAGCTTGCCAAGCTTAAAAAGATATTTAAGGACATACCGGAAGATAAGAAGGACTTAGTGGCGGGTCTGATCGAAAACGCAGCATTCATGACCGTAACGCTGCGCGAGCTGCAGAAGGACATCGCGAAGAACGGGCCGGTGGTCACGCAGGTGAACGGAAACGGCTTCGAGGTGACGCAGGAGAACCCGGCGCAGAAGTCCTACAACTCGATGGTGCAGAAGTACACGCAGGTCATCCGGGATCTGAACCAGTACCTGCCGACAACCAGGGCGCAGGAAGTCGCCCAGGCTGGAGATCTGCTGAAGGCCTTCATAGAAGCGGGTAAACCGGAATGAACTGGGTCAAGGAGTACTACAAGAAGATCGAGAGCGGAGAGATCCCTGTATGCACCGAGACCAGAAACATTTATAAGCGAATGACGGAGGAGATGAACGATGACTTCATCCCCTTTTATTTTTCCGAAGCCAAGGGAGAGCACGCGATCCGATTCATCGAGACGTTCTGCCGGCACTACGAAGGCGAGCACGCTGGGGAGGTTGTCCGGCTGGAGCTCTGGCAGAAGGCGTTTATACAGAACATCTTCGGCTGGATCGAGAAGGCCACGGGCTTCCGGAGGTTCCGGGAGTACGCGCTCGAGGTGCCACGAAAACATGGCAAGTCGTTCCTGTCTGGCTGCATCGCTGTGTATATGCTGGTGGCCGACGGAGAACCAGGCGCACAGGTCTACTCGGCAGCGAATAAGCTCGACCAGGCGAAGATCGTCTACAACGTAGCCAAGGCCATCGTGGAGCAGTCTCCGGAACTGGCTGCGCTTATCAGATCTACTCGTGAAGGCCTGTCTTTCAAAACGACCCGGAGCATCATGAAGCCTCTCCCGAATGAGTCAAAGTCCCTGGATGGGCTTAACATCCATTTCGCCTGTATCGACGAGATCCACGAGAGCCGAGACAGGAACCTGTACGACGTACTGAAACAGGGATGTAAAGCACGCCGGCAGCCCCTGATCGGCTGCATCACCACTTCTGGCTTTTTTCGAGAGGGGCTTTATGATGCCCTGCACGAGTATTGGACGAACGTGGCCAACGGCGTCGTGAAGGACGACCGGATCTTCCCGGTGATCTATAAGCTGGAGAAGGAAGAGGACTGGACGGACGAGACCAAGTGGATCATGGCGAACCCTGGGCTCGGCACCATTAAGAGCCTGCAGCAGCTGCGGGACGATGTGGAACGCGCCAAGAACGACGAGTCGTACCGGCCGACACTCCTGGTGAAGGATTTCAACATCAAGCAGAACCAAGTGGAGTCCTGGCTGCCGTTCGGATCCATCGTGAATGAGACCGTGGTCGACCAGGAATACCTCGACCGCAGCTACGCGATCGGCGGGTGTGACCTGTCCGCCACCGTCGACCTTACCTGCGCCACGCTCCTGATCCGGAAGCCGGATGACGAGAACGTGTACGTGCTGCAGCAGTACTTCCTGCCGAAGAGCAAGCTCGACAAGGTCGAGGAGTCAAGCGCCCAGGAGGCGCCGTATCGGATCTGGGCGGAGAATGGCTGGCTCACGATCTGCGACGGGACGCAGGTCAATTATTCAGACGTCACTCAGTGGTTCGTGAAGATGGTCAAAGACCATAATATCCGACCACTTTGGATATGTTATGACAGAGCGCTCGCCGGTTACTGGGTAGAGGAGATGGAGAGCTACGGCTTCGACATGGAGAAGACGGCACAGGGTCCGTATACCTGGTCGCAACCCATGAAGGAGATGGGGGCAGCGTTCGAGATGCACAGGGTCGTTTATCAGAACAACCCGATGCTGCGTTGGTGCTTGGCAAACACCGCGAAGAAGTCGCTCAACAAGGATGGCATCGAGACCATACAGCCGGTAAAGATCCAGCAGCACCGCCGGATCGACGGCACGGTCAGCCTCTTAAATGCCTGGGTAGGCTATGTTAAGCACTTCGACGAGTATATGCCGTACGTGAGGTAAACATGAATATTTTTCAGAAGATCTTCGGCAAGACGAAGCTGTACCAGAAGTATCAGCACTTCAAGGAACTCGGCGGCTTCGTGGCCATCTTCAGGCCCTTCGGAACCGAGATATACCGGAGCGACCTCGTCCGGGCCTGTATCCGGCCTCTGGCAGAGAACACTTCCAAGGCCAATCCACACAGCAGCGATAAAAGCCTCGAGCGTCTGCTGACCTACGCTCCGAACCCGTTCATGAACGGCAAGGACTTCCTGGCGAAGTGCCGGAACATCCTCGAAGTGAAGAATACGCTGTTCATTTATATCGCCCGAGACAACCGGAACCGCGCCACGGGCTTCTACCCTATCCCGTATTCGACCTACGAGGCGGTTGAGTACCAGAACGGCCTGTTCGTGAAGTTCACCTTCGAGTCCAACGCGATGCGCGAGCTCGTAGTTCCCTGGGAAGACGTAGCCGTCGCCAGGAAGGACTACCTGTTCAGCGACATCGGCGGCGAAGATAATGCAGCACTGCTGCCGACGCTGGATCTGATCAGCACGACCAACCAGGGCGTGGCGAACGCAGTAAAAGCGACGAGTAACCTGCGCGGCATCCTGAAGCACACGAAGACGATGATCGACAGCGAGGACGTGAAGAAGTCCCGCGACCAGTTCGTAAAGGATTACCTCAGTCTGGAGAACTCCGGCGGCATCGCCGCTCTGGATCCGACGATGGAGTTCACCCCGATCTCCATGAGCCCGGTGGTGACCACCTACGAGCAGATGAAGGAGTTCCGGGAGAGCGTCTACCGCTACTTCGGCGTAAACGAACACATCGTCCAGGGATGCCCGACCGACGAAGAGGCAGAGGCCTTCTACCAGTACCGTATCGAGCCGTTCCTGGTCGCCCTCTCCCTTGAGCTGACCAGGAAGACCTTTACGGAGCGAGAGATCGCCTTCGGCGCGTACGTAGAGTTCCACGCTGACCGGCTGCAGTTTGCTTCCAGCAAGACGAAGCTCGGCCTGGTGTCTATGGTGGATCGCGGTGCCATGACCCCGAACGAATGGAGAGCGGTCTTCAACCTGCCTCCGGTTGAGGGCGGAGATCTCCCAATCCGGAGACTTGACACCGCTGCCGTAGACGAAGACGGAACCACAAAGCAGTCCGGCACGGACGAAGAACCTGCAGAGGAGGAACAGAGCGATGATCAGGAATGATAGAGAGTACCGGAACTTCCGGATCGAACGCAGAGAGCGCGGCGAGAACGAAGAACCGGATTATAAGGTCAGAGGCTACGCTTCGACCTTCGAAAAGTACGTCCTCTGGGACGATGGCGAGGACACGATCTACGAACAGATCGACCGGGACGCCTTCGATGACGCAGATATGTCTGACGTCATTTTTTTATACAACCACGAGGGCATGGTATATGCCCGCCAGAAGAACGGCACCCTGCAGCTGAGCACAGACGACCACGGCCTGCTGACCGAGGCAGATCTGAGCAGCACCCAGGCGAGCCGCGATATGTACGAAGCGATCGAAGCGGGGCTGGTCGACCAGATGTCCTTCGCGTTCACCGTAAAGGATGACAGCTTCGACCGAGAAACCAACACAAGGATCATTCACCGGATCGGCAAGGTATACGACGTATCGGCCGTGTCTATCCCTGCCAACTCCGGGACTGATATAGCAGCAGTGTCTGCACGCAGCTACTTCGACGGAGTGATCGAGGCGCAGCGAGCGGAGAGACTCGCGCATGAAAAGGCACTGGCACTGGCGAAAGCCAAGTACAACTACATGGAGGTCAAACATGACTGAAGAAAAGAGAAAGGCCTTCAGTGCAGAACTGTCCGAGATGGATCTGGAGCAGGTGAACGCAAGACTGGCTGCCGATGAGGTAGAAGTCCGCGACTCCGAGGATCTGGATCTGATCGCAGAGAAGACCGAGCAGAAGAAGATGCTGCTCGAACGCAAGTCTGAACTCGAAGCCCTCGAAAAGAGAACCGCTGCCGCCGCAGAAATCGCGGAAGGCGAAGCGGAAGCAACCGTAATCGAAAGAAAGGAACATGAAACCATGGAAAGAACTTTCACCCCCGACACCGTCGAATACAGAGACGCATACCTGAAGTCCCTGATGGGACTGCCGATGGAAGCTGAAGAAAGAAATGCACTGGCCAGCGCTGCTTCTGTCATCCCCACCGAGACCCTGAACAAGATCTACGGCAAGCTCGAAGAGAGCCCTCTGATCGCTGAGCTCAATGCGCTGCACATCCCCGGCTACGTGGCTATTCCCGTAGCTACCACCGTAAACGATGCCAGCTGGGTAGGCATGGGCACTGCTTCAACCGACTCCGCTGATGTTGTCGGCACTGTCGCACTGAACGCGAAGAAACTGATCAAGACCATCGAGATCACCGCCGACATCCAGGCGATGGGCATCCCCGCATTCCAGACCTGGCTGGTCGACAAACTGGCTCAGAAGATGGAAGTCGCCATCTGTGCTGCAGTCATTAACGGCGCCGGCACTACCACCGTTCCCCAGGGCGTTGGCCAGGGCGGCATCACCGCTTCCACCGCACTCTCTACTCCGACTATCAAGACGCTGTCTGCCTTCATGGGCGGCCTGAAGTCCGCATATCACAGAAACGCGGTCTGGGTCATGTCCAGCGCGTCCTTCTTCGGCCTCATCCATGGCCTCGGCAACGACGTGAACGGCGTATACGTACAGGACGGCCTCGGCTACAGACTGCTGGGCCACAGAGTCATCTTCGATGATGCCTGCGACGGCTGCAAGTTCAAGAGCGGCAGCACTGCCGAAGCGAACAATGCCAACCACGTGATCTTCGGCTCCTTCAAGGACGGCTACGTCTTCAACTTCGGCGAAGGCATCGCCATCGAAGCAGACCAGAGCGTCGCATTCCGCTCCGGCTCCACCGTTTACAGAGGCATGGCTCTCTGCGACGGCGCAGTCGTTGACAAGGATGCGTTCGTCTGGACGACCATCGCTTAGTAGCACCTGACGCGGGGCGGGGGTAACACCCTGCCCCACATTTTACGGAGGAACCTATGGCATTTTTAGACGATGTAAAAACTGCGCTCCGGATCACCCACAACAAGCTGAACGATGACCTGACGGCGAAGATCCAGGCTGCACGGGAAGAACTGATCCGGATCGGCGTCGATGAAACTAAGGCGGCCTCCGAGACGGATCCGCTCATCGTAGAAGCGGTGAAGACCTACGTGCAGTACAAGTACACTGATGACGAGAAGGCTCAGGAGGGCTACTGGAACTCCTGGGTGACTCAGGTGGACGGCCTGCGCAAGTCGACGGGCTATATGAGGAGTGAGTCCGATGCAGAATGACGTGATCAGCCTGGTGGCCAAGACCTACACGATCGACGCCTACGGTGACACCGTCGCAACCAGGACGACTCGTGACGTGTTCGCGGAGATCCGCAGCATCGGCATGAAGGAAAAGTACGAGGCGCTGCAGGCAGGACTGAACCCCGAGTACACCTTCGTGCTGGCGGACTACTATGAGTATGACGACGAGGACGAGATCCAGTACGGCGGCAAGGCCTACCGCGTGGTCCGGACGTACAGGAACGGCCAGACGATAGAGATCGTCGTGACAAGAGACTCTTCGGAGGTGTCCGATGGCAGTACCCAGTCAAGTTAAATTCAAGAAAGGCGGCGTCGAGTTCCAGAACTCCTGCGACCGGGCGAACTACTATATCGAGGAGTTGACCCGGGCCGCGCTGAAGGACGTGGGCAAGTTTATCTGCCGTGAGACGCGCAAGGCCATCCACAGGGTGACCGGCCGAGTGGCGAAGAACACCCAGTACTGGGTACGCAAGAAGGAGCAGGACTGTCTGGTCGGTTTTAAGACTGCTGGCTGGTATGGCTCCTATCAGGAACTCGGTACCGAGAAGACCCCGAAGATTGGAGCGCTGCGGAACGCCGTAGACGCGAACATCGACATGATCCAACAGATCGAGGCACAGTACCTGTCCGCGATCGAGGACGAGCGGAACGCACAGTCGCTGATCAATGAAGAGGAGGAGCTGGGCGAAGATGAAAACTGATACGAACAAGCTCCGCAAGGAGGTCAGGGATGTAATGGCTGCCGCGCTGACCGGCGTGACGGACCGCATTTACTACCTGAACTTCCCGAAGCCGGCGACCTACCCATACGCAGTCTTCGAGCTGCGTGAGGTGCAGTCCGTAGACGGCAGGACAAACTACACGCTGGAAGTCGATGTGGTCAGCCAGAGCGCGAGCACGACCATCAGCATGGCCGATGCGCTGAGCAATGCGTTCGACCACGACGCAGTTAGCACAGAGGCTCTCTTTTTCCACTCGTACCGGGCTCGCCGGTATGCGGTCCTGGAAGAAGATAAGAGCATCCAGAGGGTCCACCTGCAGATGGACCTGTTTTATTACACCAAGGAGGAATAAAGCATGATTAGAAGTTTACGCACAACCACCCCGGAGAATTTGCTGCTGGGCGTGGGCGCGTTCTACAAGAACTTCGTGATCGGTACCGACACGCCTGCAACCGCGACGGCCAAACTGCTGGGCGCGACTGACGGCGGCGGCACGCTGGCGATCGTCCCGCAGATCAGACAGGTCTCCGTAGATGGAGCCCCGGGCGACGTAAAAGGCCTGAAGGTCAATGACGGCTACACGGCCACGATGAGCGTCAACGTAAAGGAAGTCACGCTGGACAACCTGAAACTGGCGCTGGGCGCATTTGCCGCGACCACGAACGGTATCACCGGCAAACACGAGATCGAGGACACCGACTACATCGACAGCATCACGTGGGCTGGCACGATCTCCGGCAAGAGCACGCCGGTCTATATCGTCATGAAAAACGTGCTGAGCGTGAACGGTCTCAACCTGACCGTGAGCGATAAGAACGAGGCGACCATTCCCGTCACACTGACGGCTCACTATGACCTGAGCGATCTGGACACTCCGCCGTTCGAGATCGTATACCCGGCCTCTTAGTGCGGAACCTCGTAACAGCAGACCTCTTCAAGGCCGTCCGGACCATTAAGGCGAGCGGCCTGAAGGAGGAGGTCCGCCCGCTGCTGAAGATGGCAGCGGAAGGCCAGGCTGACGTCCAGAACGTCGGCATCGAAGCGATCATGACCGTAGTAGGCGCCCTGGCGGAGAGTGGCGTCGAGCGG